GGTGATCTACTTACATGTAACATCAATATCTCAGTCCTAACGAGTTGGAGCTAAAATGTCCGAGTGGGAAAAAGAGCAAGAAGCCTTCCTGATCAAGATCGGGCAGGTAGCACCATCAACACCTAAGGCAGTAACTATCAAGAAGGAAGAGGAATAATCTCATGGCTGTATTTCTAAACAACAAGGTCGGCGTGAAGGTTAACTCTGTCGATCTTTCTGATCATGTCACCGCTGTAACACTAAACCGCAATTTCGATGAGCTTGAAGTAACAGCAATGGGCGATGGCGGACATAAGTTCGTTAAAGGCCTTGAGGCATCATCTGTCACAATCGATTTCCTTAACGACACCGCATCTGCAAACGTACTTGCTACTTTGCAAGCTGCATGGGGAACAAACGTCACAGTAGTACTTCTACAGGAAAAGGGCACCGCTGTATCAGCGACCAACCCTCTTTACACAATGACCTGCCTTATCAACAACACCACAGACATCAACGGAAGCGTCGCTGACCTAAGTGTCCAGAGCCTTTCCTTTAACGTCTCTGGTACTATCGCAGTCACATCAACAGGCACATTCTAAGAAACTAAACAAAGGGGCACAGCATGGCAAAACTAATAGTCACGATGGCAGACAACAGCGTCACCGAGATCGAGATCACACCTCGCCTCGAATACGCGTTCGAGCTATATGCTAAAAAGGGATTTCACAAAGCATTTCGCGATGATGAAAAGCAGTCAGATGTCTATTGGCTTGCATGGGAAGGCCTTCGACTAAGTGGAGTCACAGTCAAGCCATTCGGCTCAGACTTTCTCGAAACTCTTAAGAGTGTAGAGGTTGCAGAGTCTGACCCTTTGGCCTAGGCAGGGATAGCATCCACTATCTCATAGCTCGATTGAGCATTGAGACGGCTATCCCTCCACAATCTTTAATAGATTTAGATTCATCAATGCTTCAGATGTTACTGAAAGCGTTGAAAGACCGAGCGAAGGAGCAGAGCGATGCCTACAGAGCTAAAAGGCGCTAAGGCGCTTCGTAAGGCTCTAAAGCAATTTTCGCCTGATCTAGATAAAGAAACACGCGATCAGATGATTGGATTCTTAAAGCCATTGGTAAGTAAGGCTAAAGGCTTTCTGCCTTCCAATGATGATATGCCTTCGGGTTTTGTCAAGCATGATGTGAAGACAGCAACCTTTCCGATGTATGACGCGAGCGATGCAAAGCGTGGCGTGGGCTACAAATTGACAGCCACTAAGACCAATCGCAAGGGATGGTCATCACTTGTGTCTGTCCATAATAAAAGAGGCGCAGCGGTCATTTATGAGTGGTCAGGTCGCATCAAAGGCAATACTGGCAATTTCATTCCACGCTTGCCCGGCACTATGGCTGGATCAGGCAAAATGTCAGGCCGAGCTTTATTCAAGGCTTACGATCAAGATCAAGGCAAGGCTAAGGCCTCAATCATTAAGGCGCTAGAAAAAGCCGCCGCTAAGTTTAACGCGAAAGGTATCTAATGGCCGAAGCACGGATTGGAATTATTGCCGAGTTCTTAGGCAAAAAGGCTTTTAAGGATGCTGACACAGCGACTAGCAAGCTAGACAAAAGTGTAAAGAAACTAGCTGGGGCATTTGCCGCCGCTTTTAGCGTTCAGAAAATTACACAATTCAGTAAAACTGCCGTCAAGGCATTTATGGAAGACGAAAAAGCAGCCAATCGATTAGCTAAGTCGGTAGAAAATCTTGGTTTAGCTTTCGCGACTCCGCACATTGAAAACTTTATAAGTCAGATGGCAAGCGCCTCAGGCGTTACAGATGATCAACTTCGACCAGCAATGCAAAGACTATTGCAGACAACTGGGTCACTTACCAAATCTACAGCTTTATTGACTCAAGCCCTAGACATCTCTCGTGGATCAGGCGTCGATTATGAGACTGTAGTCAATGACCTTACGATGGCCTACGTCGGTCAAACTCGTGGCCTTCGCAAATACTCTTTAGGCCTGTCTCAGGCTGAACTTAAAGCAATGAGTTTTACAGATGTACAAAAGAAACTTACCACTCAATTTTCTGGAGCCAACGCCGCATATCTTGAAACCTATGCAGGAAAGATGGGCATTCTTGCCAACGCCGCAAGTGAATCAACTGAGATCATTGGCAAAGGTTTAGTCGATTCTTTAACTATGCTAGCTGGAGAAGGTAACACAGTCCAGCCATTAGCAGATTCTATGCAAGATTTAGCGCAAGGCACATCCGATGTCATCGTAGGCTTGGCAGATATAGCTTCAGGTTTAAAAAATTTAGGTGGGCTTGGAAACCTTAAAGGACCTAGAGGTGGCAAGTTAAGCGAAGCCTTGACTCCAAATTTGGATATGATTCCTTTGCTTGGGCCGATCCTTAATACACTCAGACGAAGAGGTCAAGCCATAAATAAGGCCGGAATGGGTGGCTATCCTAGCTCTGCTCTTGGCCCCGGCTACATTGATCCTAGTACCGCTAAACAAAAAAAGGCTGACGCCGATGAAGTAAAGCGATCCAAGACTTTAGCAACATTGCAGAAAAAGTCACTCGATGCACAGAAGAAACAGAACGCTTTAACTAAAGCGTCAAAGGTTCTAGACCTAGATCGGATAAGCGTGACAGCCGCACTTCGTGGACAGATCAGCGAAACTGATCGCCTATCTTTGACACTTCAACTTGCCTTGCTTGATAAGAATGAGTCGCAGGCACTCAAGTTATCTGCAGAATTGACAGAGGCAACCAAGCGTCAAAATGATCTCAAGGCTGCATTACTGACAACCCCTGAAGCCCCAAATCCTTATCGTAACTGGATTCCACCTGTATTTAACGTGCCTACTGGGGGCATGGGTTCAACAATGGCCGGGGATTATTTAGGGCTTGGAGCCATAGGGGCTGGTGGAACCGCTAACTCGATTATGAACGTACAGGTAATTCTTGATGGTGACGTAGTTGGCGGAGCAGTCACTAACACTCAAGTCAATCAATCCCTTTCAGGTACCTTCAGCGATGTGAGCCGTTACAACGGCCGTGGAGCACCTTCAATCAAATGAGCCTACCTGCCACGATCTCGGTATCGTTCGACTTTAGCCAAGGGGCGACCTTCGGCTATCCGTTCACTATTGGCGATCCTATTAACGGCGTCATCGGCGTCTCTCAGTTCGCTGCAACGGAAGTCCCTGATCCTGTAGTCGATCTAAGTAGCCAAACGAGATCAATTAAGATCAGCCGTGGTCGCAATATCATGCGCGACACCTACGAGACGGGCACATGTACTGTCCGAGTAATCGATGAGACTGGCGCGTTCAACCCTCAGAACCCTTTATCGCCCTATGCAGGATACCTGACTCCCTTGAGAAAGATCAGAGTCGCAGCAACTACTCCAACTAGCCAGCACTTCTTATTCTCAGGCTATGTCGATTCTTACAAATACTCTTTTCCAACTGGTCAAGAATTAGGCTATGTAGACATCGTCTGCTCGGATGCCTTTAGACTCTTTCAAATGGCTAACATAGCAAGTGTGACGGGCGCCACAGCGGGTCAAACTACTGGCACACGCATTACAAAGATTCTTGATCAAGTCTCGTTCCCTACATCGATGAGAATCACAGACACAGGCTCGACGACAGTTCAAGCCGATCCCGGCACAGCTCGCACATCCTTGCAAGCCCTCAAGGCGGCAGAGTTTGCAGAGCAAGGGGCGGCATTTATAAGAACAGATGGCACCTTTGAGTTCAAGGATCGTAACGATGTCGTCGGCTCTTTAGCGGCTACACCGATTGAGTTTAATCAAACTACTGGGATTCCATATTCTGACCTTCGTTATGCCTTTGATGACAAGCTCATCATCAACCAAGCTAGCATGCAACGCATTGGTGGCACAGCTCAAGTAGTCGCCAATGTTGATTCTTCGGCTAAGTACTTCCCTCATGGCACTACTCTGACAGAGATGATCCCTGAAACAGATGCTCAAGTCTTAGACATTGCTCGAATCTATGTCGCCACGAGAGCCGAAACATCAATCAGAATTGATGCCATGACAGTCGATCTATTGGACACCGATGTTCCTACGGATACGATGATCGGCCTTGATTACTTTGACAATCTAGAGATCACCAATGTGCAGGAGAATGGATCGACAATAGTCAAGACCTTGCAAGTGCAGGGTCTAGCATGGGACATCACCCCAAATTCAATGAAGTGCACAGTTACAACACTTGAGCCTATAGTAGAAGGATTCATCATAGGATCATCGACTTACGGTATAATCGGACAATCCATAATGGGATACTAGGAGAAAACAATGGCAACAGGCTTTCCAGCGACAACGGGCGACATCTTTACGGCTGCAGACTATAACGGCCTCGTCACCTTTGAGATCAAGGCAGATCAGACAGCGGATTACACGCTTACTGTCGCCGACTCTTATCAAGTCCTAGTCCCTATGAATAAGGCTACAGCGATCGCCTTGAAGATACCTACCAATGCCACGGCGGCTATCCCTGTCGGATCAGTCATCACTATCCTTAACGAAGGCGTGGGAGTTTGCACCATCTCAGCCGTGACCTCAGGCACGACTACAGTTCTATCGGCTGGCGCAGTAGCGGCCTCGCCTACCCTTGCACAATATAAGTCAGCAGCCTGTATCAAGACTGGCACAGATACTTGGTACATCGTTGGAGCAATTGGATAATGCTCAACAACATTGTTGCTATTTACAAAGATGACCCAAAGGCTGTAGTAACAGGCGGGACTCTCTATACATCTGGCGGCTATAACTATCGTGTATTTACTGGCAATGGAACTTTAAGCGTAAGCGGTGCAAGCCTTACCGCTGATGTTTTAGTTATTGCTGGCGGCGGCGGTGGTGGCGGTACTTCTGGCAATGGCGGTGGCGGCGGCGCAGCTGGTGGAGTCGTTTATCACGCTGGCAGAACAATTTCGCCTGCAACTATAAATATAACTGTAGGCGGTGGCGGTACAGGGTCTTCTAATGCAAGTGGCACTAATGGAATTAATTCGGTTTTTGACACTATCACAGCTAATGGTGGCGGCTATGGTGGAAAAGATAACGTAAGCGGAAACGCTGGCGGATCTGGTGGCGGATCTGGTGGCGGTAGTGGATCTGGTGGTGCAGCCAATCAAGGTAATTCGGGCG